GAACATCGTTCGCTTTCACTGGCTTCGAGTCCACACTTCCGAACTTCCAGATTGGCTACGTTGGTGCAGTTCTGATGATTGCAGAATTGGTAAACACCAAGCCGAAAGCCATGACGAAGATTACGGGCTACAACTCTTTGAGCCTGTAAGGAGGAAATCATGTCTCTTGCAACTAATAAAATCATTCTGGCTGGCGCTCAGAGCAATACTCCGGGTGCTTACTTCCAGACTGTTACTGTTAATGCAGTGGCAACTGGCAACGGTACTGTCATTCCGGCAGGTATCTATGTCATGTTCCCGTCCGCTAACGTCACTGTGTTGGCCTATAACGGCAGTTCCAATGCTGTTGTTATGGCAGCTAACACGGGTGGTGTTGTGATTTCCGATGGTGTCAATATCTTTGCTAAGAATTCTTCTGGCAATGCGACAGTGACACTGCTGGACATCAACGGTGGTCAAGCTGCTGGCGAAACCTACGCATAAGGGGGAGCTATGGACGCAAATGCAGTAGGCCGGTCGTATCCAGATTCGTTTGGCAATTACCGTTTGGCAGAGCAAACAGGCGTAAGCCTAGCTGCTACTGGTGATGTCACGACTTTGGTTGCGCAAGCGGCAACTAAATACATTGTGCGTCGGATAGTTCTGTCTAACTTCAGTGGTAATGCAAGTGGTGCCAATGTGGGTGTCTTCACCGCTGTAAGCGGTGGAGGCACTGCCATTGCAGCCGATCAAGCCTTGAGTGCCGCAACTGGCACGACTAAGTTTGATGACTTGACATTGGCTTCTGCTGCAAACACTGACGTTCAAACTGCCCGAGTGCTTTATGTTAATTGTTCGGTCAACGCCGCAGTTACTTGCGATGTTGCCCTGTATGGAGATATTGTCTCGCTATGACCACGATCTTTGTTTGCAACAACGGTTCTGAGCCATTTTCTGACGGTCTGGATGGTACGGTGTACCATTTTGAGCCAAGAAAAGTGGTGGAGATTCCTGAAGTTGCGGCAAAACATATCTTTGGTTATGGCGATGACAATAAAGAACCGTATCTTGTAAGACTTGGTTGGATGAAAATGAGTAACCAGTTTAACGAAGCAATGGAAAAACTGGCCTTGTTTTCTTTTTCGAAAGAGTCTGTAAAGCCCGTCCACTTGTCAGCCCCAGTGGTGGAACGAGTAGCCGCCCCAATGCCAAAGGCAAAGGGTGCGGCGAAAGTTGCAAACCTTGATGGTTAAAAATGGCAGATACGCTTGCTGGTTACATTACGCAGACCCGGCGTTTATTGCATGACGTTAACGCGAACTTCTGGACAGATGCAGAGCTAACGGATTACATAAACGATGGGCGTAACACCCTAGTCCGAGACTCAGGGTGCAATCGCGTTTTGCAGAATCATACGGTAACCTACAACGTCGAAACCATCGACTTTTCTGACTTGCCGGAAGGCAACAATACCGTTGATGTGCTGAATGTGATCCTCTATTGGGGGAACTCCCGCATTCCACTGTACTACTTGCCTTGGACTGACTTCAATGCGCAGTTGCGTTATTGGCAAAACTACACCGGGCGTCCGGTAGGCTTTTCCATGTACGGGCCTAAGAAGATTTTTATTGGCCCAAAGCCTGATCAGGCATACGAAATGGAGATTGATACCGTCGTTTTGGTTGATCCAATGGTAACGGGCGCTGAAGTTGAAACTTTACCCACCCCATTTACTGAAGCGGTGCCGTTCTACGCCGCTTACCTAGCAAAATACCAAGAGCAATCCTACGGTGAGGCTGAAATCTTTAAGCAAGAGTACAGCAAGCACGTTATGGAAGCTCTGAACACCACCTTTACTCGCAGGCTGCCGACACCTTACACAGCGGGGTATTGATATGGCTGCGGCAGAACAGAAAAAAAGTTACGCCGTAGTCAAAGACTTCAAAGGTCTTAACACCAAGAATAACCGCACGGTGATTGGTGATGGCGAGTTTAGCTGGTTGGAAAACATCCAGCCCATTGGCTTCGGCAATCTAAAGACGATCCCCGGCAACCAACAGCTTGCGAATGTTGCGTTTGCTGCCAACGTATCGTTCTTGGGATCAGTCAACATCAGCAACAACGAGTATGTGCTGGCGTTTCAGGATAATGGTTCGGCGCAATACGTCAATATTACGACAGGCGCTCAAGGCAACATAGCGCCAGCCAATACGTTCTCAAATGCCAACGTCATGGTAACGCAGTGGCGTAATGAACGTGCGCTGATCATTGATCCCGTCAAGGGCTACAAGACTTGGAATGGTACAAGCCTTAACTCCATTGGCAGTGTTAATTCCGTCACCATTAACAACAAAGGTAGTGGTTATTTAACTTCCAATACCACAGTGACTTTTGGCGCACCCAATGAAGCCAATGGGGTGCAGGCGACTGGCACGGTGGTGGTGGTTGCTAACGCCGTATCTGAAGTTATTGTGACTGAAGCTGGCACGGGCTATACCTCTATTCCGACAGTCACTATTTCTGGCGCTGGTGCCAATGCCAATGTTACCTGCACGATCCTAAATCAAAGCGGCTCAGACATTGCCACTTTCTCAGGCCGTACTTGGATTGCGCAGGATCGGACGGTGTATTACACGGCAACCGATACCTACAATGATTTTATTAACTTAACGGCTGGTTTTATTACGTTAAGTGACGCAACGCTACGCACAGTCATCACACGCATTCTGTCTGCTAACAACTTCTTGTATGTGTTTGGTGAAGACAGTATCAACGTCTTCTCGGATGTACGGGTCGATTCTACCCTTGGCACTACGCTGTTTACCAACACCAACGTATCTGCTTCGGTAGGTTCGGCACTAAAGCACGCTATCTTCCCGTACTTCCGTTCAGTGCTTTTTATGAACGAATATGGTGTCTATGCGCTGGTTGGTGCTACGACAACCAAGATTAGTGATCCGCTAGATGGAATATTTCCATTTATCAATTTTGCAACAGAAATTACTGGCGGTCAGTGCTTAATCAATAACATTCTGTGCGCGGTTTATAACTTTAAGTTTAATGACGATGGCACAGAGCGCTGGATTCAGGCTGCGTTCTTTGAGCGTAAGTGGTTCTTTACGAATCAATTAACTGATTGCTACTATGTGGTGCCTGCATTCAAAGATGGTTTCATAAATCTTTACGGCACTGCTGGTAAAAACCTGTTTCAATTCTATGAGAATGCAGCCAATCCTGTAGATATGATTGTGGAAACAGCTTTGTTGCCAATGGGTGATCCTATTCGTGACAAACAGGCTTTGAAGATTGGCATTGAAGCAACGCTAGGCAACACGCCTATCGTGTTTGTTGCTTATGTTGATTCAGAAAACCAGCAATCTCCGGCAATTGATTTTTCTAACTCAATTACTTGGGTTAATAATGTAGGCACCGTGATCTCATGGAGCAATAATGCCAGTGCAATTATTGGTTGGTCTAGCCCATCAAGTTCCGGCGCTGGTTACTATTTATACAAAAAAGATGCCAAGATGTTTGGCAAGTATTTGGGGATGACCCTAACAGGCAGTGTTACACCATTTACACTCAACGGTTTCGAGTTTGAGCATGAATTGAGAGCGAGGTTCTAAATGCCAGTACCTAATATATTTGCAAATGCAACGGCGACGATTCCGTTATCGCAACTGGATGCCAACTTTGCCACAGCGATTACGCTAGGTAATACTGCAATTCAGCTTGGCAACTCGGTATCGACGCTAAACAACATGACGTTTGCCAACGTCACGATTAGTGGCGTAGCGACTGCCTTTCCAAACAACTTTCTGGCAAACAGTAATGTTGTTATCGGAAATACGACAGCGACGTTAGGCACGACAGTTTCAAGTGTCGGAAATCTGACACTGGCTAATGTGACAATTACTAGCGGAAGCATGACAAACGCTTCTGTTTCTAACACGACTGTTGGTAATGCGGTATCTGATAGCGTTAGTGTTGTTGGCTACATGGGGGTTCCACAGAATAGCCAAAACAGTAACTACAACATTGTGTTGGGTGATGCCGGTAAGCATATTTACCACCCTGCTGGTCAAGCTGCGGCAACTTACACCTTCCCCGCAAACTCAAATGTGTCGTTTACGGTTGGCACGGCAGTCACGATCATTAATGGCTCTGCCAACAACGTGACCATTGCGATTACGACTGACACCATGACGTTGGCAAACTCAGCCAATACCAGTTCACGCACCTTGACTGCTAACGGTGTTGCCACCTGCGTCAAGATTACCAATACGTCGTGGATTATTTCGGGAGCAGGCTTGTCATGACAGGCATCCTACAAGCACTTTTGATGGGTTACGGCGCTGCTGGAGGCGGTGGCGGTTTAACCATCATTGAAACCTTCACTGCCAGCGGGTCGTGGACTTGTCCTGATGGTGTGACGCAGGTGGACTACCTTGTTGTCGCTGGTGGTGGGGGTGGTAAAGGGACTAGCGGCTCCGGAGGGGGTGGAGGTGCTGGAGGATTCCGCACAGGTACAGCGTTTTCTGTAACAGCGGGAACGACATATACCGTCACAGTTGGGAGCGGCGGTGCTGTTGGAGCGAATGGTTCTAATTCTGTGTTTTCGACCGTTACATCTAATGGTGGCGGTTCTGGCGGGGGGGCTGACCAAAACGGTTTTAATGGCGGCTCCGGTGGCGGTGGAGGAACGGCTGGAACTTTTGCTTCGCCCGGTGGGTCAGGTAATACGCCTAGCACTACCCCATCACAAGGAAATAATGGAGGCTCTGCGTCTCTATCGGCTCCTGCTTATGGCGGTGGCGGTGGTGGTGGTGCAGGTGCAGTTGGCTCAAACGGATCAGGTACTAGCGGTGGTGCGGGTGGAACTGGAACAGCGTCGACGATTTCTGGCAGTTCAGTAACCTATGCTGGTGGCGGTGGCGGCGCTAGAAATGACTCTGGTACTGCTGCTCCCGGCGGTACAGGGGGCGGTGGTAATGGCTCGACAAGTTATGGCGCTGATGGAACCGCAGGAACGGCTAATACTGGAGGGGGCGGCGGCGGGGCAAACAACTTTGCATTTCCAATAGCAACAGGTGGCTCTGGCGTTGTCATCATCAAGTACCAAGCACCATCTAACAACGTACTTGTATTCAAAGGCTCATCTCGATGGACTTGCCCTACAGGTGTGACCAGCGTTGATTATTTAGTTGTGGCTGGCGGTGGCGGGGGCGGCGATGGCGCTGGAGGCGGCGGTGGCGCGGGGGGTTTTAGAACTGGTACAGGCTTGAGTGTTACCGCAGGTACAACTTATACCGTAACAGTTGGTGCTGGTGGTGGAGTGGCTACTAGCGGGAGTAATTCCGTTTTTTCTTCTATCACTTCGGCTGGTGGGGGCAATGGCGGCGATTATCCATCTACTTCTGCTGGTTCTGGCGGCTCTGGTGGTGGGGGATATTATGTAAATACGGCTGGCGGCGCAGGAAACACGCCTAGCACTTCACCATCGCAAGGTAATAATGGTGGTTCTGGAGTTGCTGCGCCATCTTTCGGTGGAGGGGGAGGCGGTGGAGCTGGTGCAGTAGGTGGAAATGCCACAGCTACCCCATCTCCCGGTCAATCTGGTAATGGTGGAGATGGAACTGCATCAAGCATCTCTGGTTCTTCTGTTTATTACGCTGGAGGCGGCGGTGGCGCGGGGACAATTCAAGGTTCTGTAGCTGGCGTTGGGGGGTTAGGTGGGGGCGGTAACGGCGGCGCTGCTGGTTCCCCATCTGGAAACGGTAGCCCTGGAACTGCCAATACAGGTGGAGGCGGCGGCGGCGCTCACAGTGCAACTGCTGGTTCTGGCGGCTCCGGCATCGTAATTATCAAACTCAACTCATAACTATGAAAAAAATCTACCGCTTTTACGGCATCGACGTTGCAATGCAGATGCTTCGTCCGGGTGCTAAATGGGAGATCAGCAACAACGTCTTTACCCGTTGGGATGACCCTCGTCCTTGTCCAAGCATGGAAGAAGTGTATTGGGTTATGGATAAGATCAAAGAGTTTGAGGAAAGCATCCCGACAATTTGGTTGCCGGAGCAGCTAGAGCAGCAGAAGCAAGAGGAAGAAGAACTAGAAAAGGCGCTCGTATGAATATGCACAACCTGTTTCCTACGCCAATCGGTATGTTCGACCTAGATCGAGAATTTACCGATGAGGAACTATTGTTCGTTCGTGGTCAGGAAACGAGGTCAAATGAAGGCAATACGACTAGCGTAAACAACTTTGTGTTGCGCGATCCAGTGATGACTTCTCTGCGTGATTGGGTAGAGGGCTGCGTTGCTGAATACTTTAAGGCGACTAGCGACCCAAAGCATGACGTTGACTTGCGGATAACTCAAAGCTGGTTTAACTATTCAGAGCAAGGTCAGTGGCATCACAAACACGCTCATCCAAATAGTTTTGTATCTGGCGTGTTTTACCTAAACACTAACCCTGACGATAAGATTTTTTTCTACCGTTCAGGCTGGCAGCAAATCAAGTTTCCACCTGAAAGCTGGAATCCTTACAACTCGGAATCGTGGTGGTTTGAGGCGATTAAAGGGCGGCTTATTCTGTTTCCTTCGTCGCTTGAGCATAATGTGCCGACGGTTCAAGGTGAAGATGTGCGGATAAGCATGAGTTTTAATACGTTCCCGGTTGGCATTGTTGGGGATGAAATGTCGTTGACTGGTTTGAAATTGGAGGCTTGAATGGCGCACTTTGCTGAACTTGATAGCAACAACGTGGTGTTGCGTGTCATTGTGGTGGATAACAAAGACACAAGCGATGCCAACGGCGTTGAGAAGGAATACATAGGCGCAGCCCTCTGTGAGCGTTTATTTGGCGGCACATGGAAACAAACTAGCTATAACGGCAACTTCCGTAAAAACTTTGCTGGTATTGGCTATAGTTATATGCCTGCGCCAATTGACGGTTTTGCGCCACCTCGTCCTTATGCAAGCTGGAACCTTGACCCTGACGTTTGCCAGTGGGTTGCGCCAGTGCCTATGCCTGAAGATGGAAAGCGCTATTCGTGGGATGAGGCTACAACGTCGTGGGTAGAAACTGAAGGGGGTATCTAATGGGTATTCAAGCCTTTACCAAGCTAGGCAACACGGTTGTCTTTACGGCTGCAACCACTGCGCCTGCGGCTGTACA